GCTTGGTCAGGTCGCGGCCCTTTTCAACAAGGCCAGACTTGCGGATATACTTGTGATAGCCAATCTCTTTGAAACCGCGCCTGCGATGCATCTCGTCAATGTCAGCGATTGAAAAGTCAGACTCAACAGGGGTGGCCGAATAGTGAATTACGATCCACTTGACGTTATCGTCTGAGCGGTAAGTCATTTCCCCACCTTCGCAATCAACTGCTTTATGTCGCCCTGTATCTCAGTCAAGATACTGTGGATGCGCTTCCGATCCTCTTTGGCCGCGTCAAGGTCTTCCTTGCGCTGGTTCCACAGCCGCTTTATCTCGCGCTCGTTCTGCAAACCTTTGCTTTCAAGGCGCACAAGCCAGACCACAAATGCCACAACAGCAAGGGCGATTTTCCAGCTATCAGGTATCCAATCTGGCATTGCGATTGCTCCTACACTAAGTCAGACTTGCTGAACCCAAATCTTTGAATGAGGCTCAAGTCTTCAACCTCCTCCCAGACAGGTTCAACGACAGGCCCATCATAATCCGGCTCACCGTAGTTTTCGGGGTACTGAGCCACGTCTTGTTGGCGCGTCATACTGCCCCGCAAACGGTTCATAAAGTCTCTGTGCTGTTTGGTCCCCTTAATAGAGTCGAGGTCCGCGCGAGTGTTGATGACGAGTGTTTTAGGCATGGCTTTGCTCTCCTGTATGTGGTATCGTCGCCCCGCGTTCCAATTTTAAGAGGGCCAAATGAAGGATATTGAAGGTTTTTCTGGACTTTATTCTATCACAGAAAGCGGAGAAGTTTGGTCTCACCCCAAGAAAATTTTTGTGGGGAAAAACGGCGGGGTTAGATTGCAACCAATGAAGAAATTGAAGCCTTCTTGCGCCAAGAAAAACGGAAGGCATTTGCGAGTTTACCTTGCAAGAGATGGACGTAAATACCCAAGGCAAGTCCATAGACTTGTTGCAGAAGCGTTTTTGCCAAACCCAAGAAACTTGCCACAAGTCAATCATATTGACGGCAATCCAGAGAACAACAATGTTAGCAACCTTGAATGGTGCGACCAAAAGAAAAACTCCAAACACGCCTATGACCTTGGACTTGCCAAGCCTCCAAGCCAAACTGGGAGCCTTAACTCCCAAGCAAAACTTACACCAAGCATTGTCCTTGATATAAGGAGGGCTTTTGCGGAAACTGGAAATGCCTCCAAGGTCGCTAGGCGTTTTAATCTCACCCCCAAACACGCTTACGACATTTGTCATTTTAGGCGATGGAAACATATCTAAACCGTTTGACAATGATCTGCGGCGAAGCGCGACCCGACGGCGCCGTACGAGTCTGACGCCGAGTAGCTCCAAGACGAACAGCGTGAACCGGCTTCGGGGTCGTTGGTCCAGTCGCCGCCGAAGACAACCGCATTGGGAGCGTTATATTCCTCGCCACGACCTTCTGTGTTAGCATCCCAGCCGCCGGTGTTGTAGTCCCCACCACGGTCGCGGCCCCATACCCGCATGTTGCCCGTTGAGAGCATCATGCCCCATTTTGACGTGAAAGCAGAACGGAGTATGGTGCTAACGGGGTCAGAACCCCCGTCAGTCCCTTCTGTGGTACCATAGGAAGCCGACATAAACTCGATCTGAGTCATAGTTCGCTTGCCAAACGCTGTCGCAAGCTCTTGCGCTTCAAACCAAGTGTAACCGCCATATGTTGTTGAACCGTTGCCACCAAACATGGCCGGAACTTTAGGCGGCGACGAACCGTCTGCAATCGTTACGTTATAAGCGCTGGAGCCATTCGTAATCGCATCCACACCAGTCAAGTAGATGTCTACCCAGAAGCCGTCAGCAACCAGTGTCATACCACGTGGATCAGGGCAGGCAGGTTTCCACTTCAAGTCCCAGAAAGAGTATTCATTGATCTGCGGAGTGGTGTCGCCGCCAGATTGTGCCGTCGCATTGCCTCCCGGCGCGTAGTGAAAGCCGCCCACCTTACGGGCATTTGCAACCGGCGGGCTGGTGTGGTTGCTTGTTGCCTCTAGTCCGCCATCAGGCTTAGCCCAGATCGCATAGTCTGTACCGGCAGACAAAGATGGCATTGTGACAGATGTGCCAGAGGCAATAGTAATTACCGCCCCATTGACTTCAACATTAAGCACAGTTTGCGTTTCCGCTGTACCATTGCCAGTTTTTGTCCATGCCACTTCAGAGGCGTCACTTTTAGCAAACAGATTGGGGACCACGCCCCCACCACCGCCAATCGCACCCCATTCACTGCCATCATAGCCCTCAAAGGTGCCGTCCGTGGAGTTAAAGCGGATATATCCAGCGGAAGGTGTGCCGTCGCGTTCTGCTGTTGTGCCTGTAGGAAGCTCAGCCGACCCTGTAAGCGATGTCTGAGAAACAGCATCACCGGGCTGAAGGGATGTATCTGCCAAATCGCCCTGCGCTGATGTAGCGAAATCTGTAGCGTCTGAAGCAGCAGCAGTCCCCGCGTCAGAAATAGACGCAAGCGTCTGCGTCCCTGTGTGGTTGGAACGGTCAAAGGCGTCGGCGGCGACGGACTGGGGGTCGTACACTCCAGGGTCCATCGGGCCAGTATCACCCTTTTCGGCCAAGATCATCCAGTCTGTCGAGGGTGGCGTCGATCCTGACACGCCATCGTTCACGGCGACGTAACTCGTGCCGTTGAGCGTCACGACATCCAGCGTGTTGTAGGTGGCCGCGTTGTCGTAGGTACCACGCACATTGAAGCTGGCCGTCGTACCTGTTCCTCCGTCTTGGAAAGCGGACACTAGGGCCACGACATCGCTAGTCGTCGCAGATAGCGACAAGCTATCTCCAGCGGTCATGTTGATCGGCTTAGGGAAGGTAAACTGACCGTCATCCGTCAAAGAATACCCGTCAAGGAAAACAACTGTTTGCCCAGTTGCCTGTAGAGTCAGCTTGAGGGTGGCTTCCGCATTCCCGCCTTGCGCGTCCAGAAACAGTGTATGGATTGAGGCTTCAGCACCTGCGGGGCAGGTAAACAGAATTACATCAGCCCCACCAGCCGTTGCCGTTTTTACGTCATTTTTGAAGGCCATGGATTAACTCCCGAAAATTATGGCTAAGGCTACAGCCTTTGAGTTCGTCTCTGATTTTGAATACACGTCTAGATTGGTACGAGCGTCTGGACTACTAGACAAATCAGAAAGATTGTTAGTTGGCTGGACAAAAGCGGCTGAGTCCTCAACCGCCGCCGTGCCAAGGCCAAGGTTCGTCCGAGACGCAGCAACATCGTCAACATCAGACAAGTTGTTAGAACCGACCATAAAGCCTTGTGCGTCAAAAGCGCCATCAACCCAAGCAGTCCCGTCATAAATCTTCAAGGCACTATTGGTGCTGTTCCAATATATTGCACCCTCAAGCAGAGGATCGCCATCATTGTCAGTGGCCGGTTCCGTCGTCTTGCTACCAAGGTAACGGTCGTCAAAGCTATCAAAGGCCGCTTCAGCGGCGTTCTGTGCGTTCTGCGCGTCTGTGGCACTACCTGCCGCATTTTGCTCGGAGGTGGCGGCATTCTGCTCTGATGTCGCAGCATTGTTCGCGCTTGTTTCAGCCTCAGACGCAGCGGTCGTGGCTATAACCTCAGGCGCTACCCAAGCCGTGCCAGAGTAAAACTTCAGAACCTCATCGGTCGTGTTGAAATAGATGTCGCCTTCGGTCAGCGGGTCGCCATCATTGTCAACAGTGGGATCAGACGCTTTCGGCCCAAGGTACTGGTCACCAAACTGGTCAAAAAGGTTGATGGTGTTTTGCTCAGCGGACTCAGCGGCCTGCTGCGCAGATTCGGCTGCTTGCACAGCAGCATCAAGATCGACGGTAATGTCGTCAGACACATAGCCAAGGCCATCATTTGACGTGAAGGTAAAGCGCCCTGTTTCCGTGTCGTAAGACACGCCCGTCCATCCATCGCCGTCTGTGCCATCAGAGCCTCTTAGGTCGTCTGTTGAGAATCCTAAGCCGTCATTCGATGTGAAAGTAACAACGCCTGTGCTGGCCTCGTATGAGCCGCCAGTAAAGCCATCACCCTTTGGCCCGCGTCCAGCGGACACGGCGAGGGTGGCAAAGGTGGAACCATCAGTGAGGGAAACCACATCAGGGGAGCCTGCGCTACTGATCGTGACAGTATAAAGAGCCATGCCTTAGTCCCTCGTGATGTCTTTGATGACGTTGAGGACGAAAGTCTCCGAAGAATTGACCTCGCCATCATCAATAAATTCAATGTCGCACTGGTAGCTGGCAACGTCCCAGCCTTCCGTCTCGGTGGCCGTGGCTGACAAGGTGAACGCGCCTGCTGCTGCGTCCGTCACCGTGACGGTCAACGCCTGCAACAGCGTGTCGTCGGGCAAGCGCAGTTGCGACGTGATCGTGAAGTTCGTGATGTCCACAATGTTGCCCTCGTTCTCAAGGGTGCAAGACAACTCGAAAGTGTCGCCGCGCTTGTGTGTGATTGTAGCCATTTAAGCCTCCGAAGGTTGCGCGGATATTAGCACAGGTGATGGTTTGGGGGAAGGTGGGTTATCCCGTGCCTGAAAGACCGCTGACAGAACCGAAGATAATACTTTGTGGGCTGTTAAAACTGATCCCATCAACTGTGCGGTTCCTAAGCCTGATATTGGTGGTTGACGTTCTTTCCGCGACCACGCCCTGATACAATGTCTGATTCTGATTGTTTGATGCAGTGTGCAGAAGGCTGATCGGATTAAGGTTTGCCAAGTTGTCGCTTATACCAAAAGGATCACTGATGTCGCCCCAAACCTTATTTGTGACATAGGCTTCAGATGATGTGGGTCTTGGGTGATAGTACGAACCAGAAATTCTCGCCAACAAAGCGTCTGTGTTCCAGACATTTTGGCCTGATTGATTATAGACAGAAACACCATAAGAACCTGCGCCGGGTTCAGGCAGCGAAGAAATGGGTCTGAATGTATGAACCGTCAGGCTTGACCTGTTCGAGATATACTGCATCCCCTTAAAATAGTTGTCGTATGTCTCTGTGTTTCCAGTGAATGGGTTTTCAAATGTAACCCTAATGCTCAAGCCCCATGTGCAATAAAAGTCACCAACATTAGGCAACTCAACCAATTGAACCTCGTCGTTCGCTTGTAGGCTGGTCGCTCCAGAGGTGCGGAAGCTGTAGCCGTAGTAGGTTGACCCACCAATGCTTACAGACTTGTTGGCAGATATTGTCCCAACCCTAACTCTGCTAAGGAGGGGGCCGCCCTCACTATCAACGACCAATTCGTTTAGATCGTTGAAGACTTGGATGCCATAACTCATGGATCACCTAATCAGAAAGAATTGAAAAAGGAACTCTGTCGCAGTGGATTGAAATTGGTCCCAAGACAATTCTTTAGTGACGTTATCAAACTCAAATACAGGCTCCATAACTCCATTGATTGAGCGGACAAAGATATGCCCTTTTGTTGCATCAAACCCGGCCACGGTAAAGCTGCCGCTTGTGCCTGTTTCTGTCTTAGAAAAGAACAAACGGGCAGACCTGATTTGACCCACAGATAAAACGCCAGCCGTTGTGGTAATCTCCATTCCATAAGCCATTACGCCAAGTTCCCTATCTTGACCCTGATCTGATTGCTTGAGTCGTAGACCTCGATCACATCGTCAGTGATACGGACACGTTCACCAGACAACGCACTCTGGAACGTGCCAATAGACGCCGCCACCGCGCTCAGTTCGTTCACGCTGATCTTGTCGGCTGTCACAGCGCCAGTGGCGATCTTTGACGCCACGACGGCGTTGGCGATGATGCTGTCAGAGGTGACAGAATTATCCGCGATTGACGTGAACAGCGTGTCGCTCCATTGTCCCGCCGCCTCATCCCAGCGATACAACTTAAAGTCAGACAAAAGCAAAACAATCTGATTGTCAAAGTCGCCAGACGCGGGCAGAGTGTTGACCGCCTGAACGCCAGCCTGTTCAAGCGTGTCTTGCAGCGATTGGCTAAAATCGTTCTCTTCAATTAATTGCGTGGTCGATGATACAGGCCCGACTGTCGGGCCGACATTGCCCGTAAAGTCAACAGTTTCCGCCCAATAATAGCGCGTTATGTTGTTTGGAAGGTTGAGGCGATAGAACACTTCGCCGGAACTACTGCCAATCTTAGCCGCGTTCGCAAAGTTACTGTCTGAACTTTCGTAGATGTTGACCGACGCCCAATCTGCATCCGCGGGCGGAACGTATGAAATGGTGATTGTCTGGAACGCACCAATCGCCGCAAGATCGGTCACAGGGCCGGGGCCAGTTTCATCGCCGCCGCCAGTGAAGCTAACGGAAGTGAAAGGCCCACGATTGCCAAGGTCTGTGATTGATCGCACGCGGAAAATATATTCTACGCCGTCAACAGTTGGCGAAACTTCTATTGAATTGTCAGATGTAACTGTTGTGGAATAGGAACTGTCAGACGCAGGACGCCATTGAACCTCATATTCATTCACAAACGAATTGTCCGCATCATCCCAAGACAAGATGGCAGTATTGACGAAGGTGCCATCGCCTTGAGTTCTACCGCCGCCAGAAGCTGCAAGATTGTTTATCTCAAGGCCAGTGTAGATGCTTGGCAGGCTAGAATTATTGGCGATGATCGCCGTCTCTTCAG